CCTGAAAGCATCAGACGCATGGCTTGACCAATCATGTAAGGGTCTATCAAAGAACACTTTGCGCTTGTCGTCATAGTCCCTGCGGTAGTTTCTCAGGCAATCCAAGCCTACCTTAACCTTGGGTACGTTGAACCAACACCTCGGTAGTAAGCGTCTTACAGCCTGAATACCGTCATCAATGCCCATCCTCGGACAAACCCTGACGTTTAGCCCTGCCTCTTGTAAGACCTCAAGGCGGCTCTTTCCTGACCCTAATTCCCTGACTTGTACGTCATGCGGCAGGATTTGCTCGGCTGTGTCCCAATGATTCTCTTTGAGCCAGGCTACATATTTATCCAAACCAACCCCGTTGTTCTCGTAATAGTCAATCAGGCGAACCTCTGAGCCTGCAATCTGAGCCACCCAGATGGCTGTACTGTCACCCATCCCCAAGTCCCAAGCTGTAATTGTTCGGCAAAGGTCATCTCTTGGAATCTCTTGAATGTGATTCTTAGCCTCTAGATCGTTCAGGATTGAGCCATAGTAAGAACCCTCAACCGCAGCGTTGAACGAACACTCAAACTCTTGGAGGTACTTATCCTCACCCATCTCTGACTTAGCGGCAGCAAGCTCTGTCTCTGCAATTACGTTGGTTTGGCTGGCTTTGAATTCAAGCAGACCCCAATCGGCTTCTGTTTCTGCTCTGTCTCTGAGTTCTTTGAAGTGGTTATGGCCTTTTGGAGTGCCGATAAATAAGCACCAACCAAGTCTGTCCGCGAGTGCAGGTCGAACAATGTCTGTCCAGATTTTTGGGTTTTGGTCGCCGATTTCATCAAGTATCACACCATCAAAGTATTGTCCACGCAGGCTGTCTGGGTTGTCTGAGCCGTATAGCTGAATCCTACGCCCCATGAAGTCAACCCGCATCTCGGATATGTTCTCAGTCCCACCCAAAGGCTTGACGTACTTCACAAGGTAGTCCCACGCTACCCGCTTGGCTTGGCCATAGGTCGGGGCGATATAGGCATAGCGCGGCGCTTCCTTCGTGTTTAGGATTGATGCTTTAATCAGGTGATTGATAGCCGATACAGTCTTACCCATTCTTCGGTGGGCCACCACTACCGTAAATCGCTTCTCGTCAATCAGTTCATGAATCTGAATCTGTTGATCTCTAGGCGAATAAGGAATGATTACTTCAACCATGAAACCTTTATTTCACCACCATCAACGCCGCTAACTTCTTGTTTGACAGTCTCAGCCCAACGCATCTGGGTCTTTGTCCACCAGATCAATGCAGTAGTGTCACCGCCTGTCGCCTTTGTGAATAGCGTCTTAGCAATCTGGCCATTGGCTTTCGCCTTGCCTATGTCTAGTTCATGGCGGTAATGTTTGCGTAATGTTTTGTCATCAATACCCACCAACACAGCAATGGATTCATGCGGCAAGCCCAATCCACTACTGGATTCAACCAGTTTTTTAGTTTCTGTTGTCGGTTTATGAGTAATATTCATTTTATAGAGGGGAATTTAATTAAATTTCAATACTTTCTGCTTCTTCTGTCAATATGGAGCGTGTGGGTCGGTGATGCACCGCCGCTGTGTCGAGGGTATCGACCATCGCCTGCTTCACACGCTTAGGGTAAGGCTTTGCTAACTTTGCTACTTGATTTCTCATCTCGTCATCAAGCGGCATTAAGTATCTGTGTTTGAATCCAGAAATAATGCGTTTTGCATTTTTGTCTACATTCTTTTGCAACCACGGGATAGATTGACCACCTACGCCGTATTTTGAATGTAATGATTTTGGGTGGTATTGTACGCCGTTTACTAAATATGCGTGTGTTTCTGCGCCACCCGTGTAAATCCAATTTGTTGCTTGGTAAATTCCCCCATGATGGCCTTGGCCTTCATCTGCAAATGAAACAATCATTCTTAGATTTGGTGAACTCTTATGCAAAAACTTAAACGCAATGGACAATATTCTAGAAACTGGCGTTATGTGTTTGGTTAGGGCAATTCTTGTTAATTCACATATCTCAATTTGTTTCAACCCGTATGGCGAACCAATTTCAGGCGTTGCCCCTTGTCCAAACAAGACAACACCAATAAATTTATCGTTTTCCCAAACCCCTATGCGAACACACTTAAACACAGGCACACATTTGCTGTAATGCCAATTAGTGCAGGCATACTTAGCAGCATCATGGCTTGCCCAATCGATCTTTAGACTAGGTTTGTCTTGCATCAAATTCTTTCCCGCAATGTGGGCAAGCAATCCATTTTGGCTCTAGTTCGTCTAATTTACTTTGGTCATCTTGCGTTGCTGGCTCAAATTCTGGCACATCTAGCAGTTTTTGCAGCTCATCGGCATCAAAACCCAAAACGCTAAGGGTAAACCCGTCTGCAAGCAAATCTGCTATTTCAATCTTTAGCATTTCATCATCCCAACCAGCATTTAGTGCAAGTTTGTTGTCGGCAATGATGTAAGCCTTCTTCTGCGTGTCTGTAAGCCCTGTGAGTTCAATCGTTGGGACTTCTTTGTGGCCTAGCTTCCTTGCCGCCAATAAGCGCCCGTGACCAGCGATTAAGCCATTGTCACCATCGGTAAGAATAGGATTAGTCCAGCCAAACTCTTTGATTGATGCAGCGATCTGAGCGACTTGCTCGTCAGAATGTGTGCGTGAGTTCCTTGCATAAGGAATCAAGTCGGCGACATTGCGCCATACTAATGTTCTTTCCACTTCACTTCCTTTAAGGCTTGGTGAACGGGCAACTGCTGCCCAGACGGTACTATTCTACCACTTTACTTTGTTTGCCCAGTAAGCAGCACTCATCTTACCCTTGGCAATGTTCTCTGCGTGACGGGCTTTGAACGCTTCATTGCGCTTAGACCCGTCTGGGCTTCCCTTTACTCCCTGCTGGCCAAAACGAATCAGCTTCACCTCATCACCCTCTTTTGCAAGAACCGCATGGCTCTTGGTCGGGTGGCTTGGTGTTTTCTTGGGCTTGTTGTAGCCAGAGAATGATTCGTTTCCGCGCTTCATGTTAATTCCACAGGGATAAATACGTTATCGGCCATTACCCTCTCAACGAAGGAATAGCCTAGTCTTTGAATCATTATAGCTATTTCAGCGTCAGTCATGCCATTTTTTCCTAATCCCTGCTGCTCAATGATGATGACGGGGCGTGAGCGCATGATTGTCTTCAATGCGCCTTTAAGAGCATTTTCCTCAAACCCCTCTACATCCAATTGGATTAGGTCAGGGTCTAAGTTCAGGCTGTCAATGGTCATCATGCGGATGCCTTCCTCGGCTTCCTCGATCTGGAGTGCGCCAAAGTTATGCTTTCCATCACCCTCGACAGACCGACAGAAACCTTCTTTGTTTGACAGTCCAGCCTTGTAAACAGTCACGTTTGGCTCGTCTACGTTTCTCTTGAAGCACTCAAAGTTAAGGTCGTTCGGCTCAAAGGTTACGACTTCTTTGAAAAGTGGCGAATAAATCTTTGACCAGATTCCACAATTCCCGCCAGCATGAACAACTAAGTTACGCTCTGGAACCCACTTGACCAACTCAGGAATGGTTGTGATTTGCTTGGGCATCCACTTCCATTGCTCAATATCGTCTTTTGGCCACCAGATGCCATCACGATTCTCAATATCCATTTGTACTGCCCCAGAATTGCGTTGCGAAACAATGCCCGTTTCCAACGTATGAATGACCCGAAAAATGGTCTTTTGTGAAATAGTGCGAAGGATAGACTGTTAAGGGATAACCCGTGTCGTTAAACACCTCGGTGATGTGCATCGGGCCAGTTGTTATCCATGCCCTCTGATCTACCACCGTCTTCTTGTTCTTGATTCGTTCGATACATTCGCCAAAGAACGGGTTTTCCTTGTTCGATGCCATCACGCTGACGTTTATCAGTCCTGGGCGCTTGATCTCTTGCTCCCAATGGGCAAACGCATCAGGCTTCAGCAACCAATCCTCTAGCGGCTCAAGGCATACAGAATCAGCATCTAGGGCTATCCCGCCTTCGTTATAAAGGATTTCGTACCGCATCATGTCTGCAACACCGCAAAGCTCTTG